ACGGCATTTCTACGTTGAGTGTATCAATACCATACAAGATACGGAAGAGAAACTTGAATGCCTGCGGTGTACCCTTTTCTTTTTGGTAGGTCTTGATGTTCTTGATGACCAGTCGCTTGTCTGCTTCCATGTTAGACGGAAACGACTGAAGATACTCATTCTGAATGTAGTCAAGAAACTCGGCGTCCGATTCATCAACATCACGCTGAGATAGCAGTGTACCGGTTCTCTCAACGGGCATACCTTCCTGTTCCATCCACTTGTAGTATGCTTCTACAAATGACTGGAATGTAGTAAACTCACCACGAACAAAGTCGGGTAGTCTGTCTTCAATCAGTGGCGAGATTTTTCTGTTGAACTGTTCTCTAGGCATTAGTAACCTGCGATTTGAGTGTTAGCACTGTTGTTTTCTGACACAACCTCTACTGAGATGTCTTGCGGTAGAATCTGTAGGATTGTGTTCTGTGATGATGCAACATCATCGGAGTCGATGTCTACGGTAACCTTGATGTAGTCTTCGCCCGACAAAATGCTTGTTGGCTTGAAGTTGTTCAGAATGATTTGACCGGTGGTGTAATCAACTGTGCCTGTGTTGATGTTGATGTAAGACTTTTCACCATTGATCAAACGATACATGCGAATGTTACCAGAACCGTCATCGTCTAAGTATGCTGTTACAACGCTTTGACTGATGGTATCAAAGTGAGCGAAACCATCAGATGACACGACTACTTCTGAGTACCCATCATTAGGGTGTAGCAGTGCGTTGTTGAACTTGATGTTGTAGCTGGCATCGATGTTGAGTTGTGGATACACCTTCTTGTATGCACCTACCTCTGTTACGTTGTTTGAGATAGAAGTATCAACCCCATCGATCATGGCAACAAACTTAGAGTGTCGAAGTGAGCGATTGAACTTCTCTAGTGTGTTGTCTCCAAAATCGGTGATAGTAGAAACAATTTCTGATAGGATTGTACCACTTGACTTTGATGTTAGTCGTGGGTCATAGAATACCTTGGTATCTACTGTACAGAAAACGGTGTCTGCATCAACCACTTCAGGCGTTACCGTCACAAGATTTTTTTCCTTGATAAGCTCTTTGATACTGTTACGCACGCGAGCGGAAACAGTAGTACCCTCAATCGGCTTGATAGCAATAAACACCTTACCATACTCTACTGGCGTAGCGTCTTCACCACCATAGATGAATAGCGATTCTGTTGATGGGTATTGCTGCTTGACGATTGCTTCATAGTCACGAACGGTCACTGCTCTGTTCTGCGATTCGTAGAATAGCGGAGCAAGGAAACGAATCTGGTCAATGCTCTGTTTGTCTGCACCACCAGATGCCGCATCAGAAACGCGAGCGGTCACAGATGAGTACCCGGTCAGACTACCGGAGAATGTGAACAATGGGCTTGTTGTTTCTTTGCTGCCTGCTCCGTTAGCAGCAACACCTGAAGTCACAAGATACTCGATCTTGATCAAGTTGCCGTTGGTTGGTTTCTGACCGATTGTGTCATCACCAAAATAAATTTCGAACTTGCCGTTTGGGTTCTCTGAGATGAAGTATACCTTTGATGTCGCTGTTAGCGATGAAACATCAGACGCTAGTGTATACTCTGTGCTTGTGGTTGAATCTGGTGAGTCAAACACGGAGATGCTAATGGTGGATGTGTCAACGTCTTCATCAGGGATCAGTAGGCGTTGGTCTTGGTTTGTGTCATCAAACACATAAGAGAATGTAGAGTATGCACCCTCTTTCACAACCACTGTAGCAGTGTCGGTCGAAGTATCGATTTGAGTGTCATCAACAGTGAGGAAAGTGTATGTTGTGCCGCCCTGTGTAAAGTTGAATGGCGTGTACTTATCAATGACAGTAGCGGTTGCTTGACTGTTTCGTACAAGTGTTAGATTCAATTCAGCAGATGCAGCACGCGCAGACTGTGGGGTGTAGCCCAATGCTTTTGCTGCGGCAACAACAGATGATCGGGTCTGTGCTGATTCCAAGAACATTTCGTTTGCCACCATGTTCAGGTAGTATGCCTGATAGTGTGTGTTGTATGCGAGAATGTTCAGAAGGATAGACAATGAACTACCCTCAAAATCATAGTCTTCAAACTCTGACTGCGATTGTAGGTAGGTCGTTAGTGATGTCTTTAGGTCATCAAAGTCTAGACCGGTGAGTGATACGTTTGTTAGCTTTGGCATTAGTTATTCCGTTCTAAAACGAATTCTACTGTTACTGGTGCGGGGTTGTTTACGATTCTAAATTCTAATGTGATGTCGATGTTGTTTCTATCAGGGTCGCCCTTGGCAGTCACATCCAACAACTTGATTCGCGGTTCAAATTTATCAAGAACGTCAAGGATAGCATCCTCGATGTTTGATTCTGTGACAGGTGTATACGGCTCAAACAATAGACGCGATACCCCACTACCTATGTTTGGATTGAACGGGACTTCATAGAAGTTGAGCAGCACAAGATTCTTAACAGATCGCTTGATAGCATCTTCACCTGTTAGCATTGCAACATCGCCGGTGATAGGATGTGCGGTGAAGTTAATATCAAAGTCTTTGAACCTGTCAAGTGAAGCTCGGGGGGTTAGTTGTATTGCCATGTCTTTTCTCTGTTATTTAATGATACACGGATCGCATTCACAAACTGGCGATTCTGGAATAACAAATTCGACTGCACCGGGGCGACTTAGCGGGTTCATTGTGATGTCACCCAAACCAATCTCGGTCATCAATCCACCACTAATTACATAGCTAGTACCATAGATACGCTGTGTATAGTTGCCATATTGAATCTCTTCAATCACGCCAGTTGAACCAAACACACTCTTCGTGACATCGCCAAGCACTGCTTGGTCGTAGTTACCACCAACGGCAAGATCAATGTTGCCGCCGATGTTCTTATCAACACAACCAGCAACTCTCCACAACACATCACCACCAACATTAAACGACAGGTCTTTGTCTGTCTTGATGTTCAGTGAATCCTTGGAGTATAGGTTGATGTTGCGTCCAACATTTAGGTTCAGGTCTGAATTGTCACCAACCTGAATATCCAAGTGGTTGCCTTCTTGGTTGTCCGCATTCACATAAATCTTAGCTGCCTTGTCGATTGTGATGTCGGCATTTGCCTCGATGTGAATCTTATCGTTTTGCAGAATGATGGTGTATCGCTCACCAACAATTTTTTCTACACGTGTTCCGTCTGGATGGATTTCTACAAAGCTGCCCGCTCTGTGGAACCGGTGGTAACGCTCTGCTCCCGGCGTATCATCCCATTCCTCAACATGCCCCGATTCTGTTTCCTTTACCTTGTTGTATGGATACTTTGCGTCATATGGAGTTTCGGGTTCTTCCCACTTTGTTCCTAGTGATTTGACCGGTGGTTCACTGTCTGGTATACGGTAACCACTCTCATTGGGACCAACATAGAACGCACACTTCTTAGGAACATCGCCAGTGATGTTCGGCATCTCTGCGGTCGGAACGTCTTTGTCTATGTTGTCTCTCTTCCATTTGAGAAGAGTCTTGTCTTGTAGGTCTTCTTCTTCGCTTTCTCTGTCTTCTACTTTGTTGCGAGCAAGCCGGTTTGTGTCTGGTTCTAGCTTGAACGATTCCTTACGAGTTTCGTAGTCGTTCTTACCTTCGATGGGATAGTGTTCTGCCGCATCGTTTTCTTCTAGATCAACACCAACTTCACCAACACCTTGCGACAAACAGGTGTCTTTTGATTCTTTTTGTGCCGGGTTGTGCGACTGATCCTTGTATCCCTTAAACGATAATCCGCACCCCGCCTTGTCGGGGTTCTCGCTTTCGCTTGCCGCTTTCTTGTAGTTGATTTTCTTCGGCGGTCGCGGCGCATCTTCTAAGTCTTCATCCTCCCGTGGGTCGTAGAATCCCTCTGTCTGTACAGACAATTCATCACATTCATCGCGGGCAATCTCAGGATCGCCGCCGGGGTTGACGCATTCAGGTGTACCAGCAAACGCACCTAGAATAATAGGTTGCTGTGCTGACTGACCATCAATGAATACACCAAACACCCATGTACCTTCAACCAATCCTGATGGTGATGTACCAATACCATTCATTGCTGCCGACGTTGTAGGCTGAATAGGTACTGCCCACGGTAGCTGAGATGTATCAATACATTTCTGCTGACCAGAACCGCCATCGCCAGAAGCAGACGAGTCATCATCATTACATAGGATTTCGGTGTGGTATCCAAGACATCGCACACGAACACGCCCCAACATTTCGGGGTCCATTCGGTCTTCGACAACACCAACAAATGATTGTAGATTGAATCCTAGCTTATCCATAATTTACCTATTTCGATTGAATATCTCTTCTATATTTATTGTGCTGACCTTGAGCAATCCACCACCAAGAATAGAAGTAGCAGCAGATATAAATGATGCCACTGAACTAACAACTTCAAAGAACGAAAGTTTCGGGTATGTCCGAACAACAGAGTCTTTGACAATCTCTACTGTCTGTGTATACCCGTTGTCTTTATTTATTTTGTGTGCAACAGACACAACGAGCCATTTGCCCTTAATGTATGGGTTCTTTTTCTGTTGAGTAAGAACCGGTTGGTTCGATGGGATGTCCCATGTAACCATATCACCGACACGCAAATTACTATCGCCCGAAGTCTCAAGAATACATTTTGTGTTTTCGATGCGAGACATAAACATGTTTCGTCGCCATGCGGTCTGCTCTACTCTTGACGAATTTTCTTTGTCTTCGTCTACTGCCTCGCCCGGTTCCTTGTCTGTAAACAAGCCTCTTCTCTTAGGCAGAACTGATATATACGAATCGCTAGGTACTACTTTTTCCTTGTCAGTAGGTTCTGCCAAGTTAGGGTTTTTTTCGATCTTGCCGCGTGTAGCCTTAAACTCATCAAAGTAATTGTATTCGTGGATGTCATATCTCTTCTTGGTGATGTCTACAATGATGGTCTTACCGGCAAGAGAACCACTGGATACTTCCGCAAGATAGTCAGCAGTGCTTTTGACCTGAAAACTTCTCACATTACGAGAAGCGACATCATCATTTTCAGACCCATTGAGCGACTTTTCTTCAACATGAACATATTCTTTGACTGGTTGTTTGTTCTTTACAAGATCGCCAAACGACACATAGTGAAACTCCGAACCGTTTCCGCCGGGTTTCAATGCTTCATAAAAGATGAAGTTTGGTAGTGAGTTGGGTTCATCGTTTTTAGCACATCTGTTCGTAACAAAGTTGATTGCGTGTAGCGGTGACCAGTTTGGAACAAGTATGCGATCCTTGTCTTTACTTTCTCCGTGGATCACTAGCTTTTTCTTATTCGAAAAGTCTTTTACCCATGCATCGTATAGCTTCTTGACAATCTCGGTCTGCTTGTCATCGTAGAACTTAGAGATGCGAACCTTTTCGTTGTGGCAAAACTCAGGCGATGCACACTTGAGAAAATACACAAATTGTCTACGCTTAGCACCTTGAACTCTATCAGATACTTTGTATAGCGACAGCTTAGCTTCGACGTTTCCTTTGTCTGGTGACTGGAACTGGATTGTGATAAAGTCCTGTCCTGTAAACGGCAAAGCATCGTCAATCGGAACCGATGTGACAACCATGATTTCAGCAGTCAACGATGGCGAGAATAAATCTTCATACAAAACCATCTCTCTCATGATTTCGCGGATGTCGATCTTCTTCTTGCCGTTAGCTGATTCTAGAACCAACTTCTTTAGCTTGACTTGTTTGACTTGCGATAATGCCATTTATTCCTCGTCCATGATTCGCTCAAAGTCAGCACGTGCCTGACCGATTGCATCAGTTTGTAGTAGAGAAATAAATCTCTTACCATCATTCAGGTCTTTTTCGTATTGTTGGTTTGTGATAACAGTCGCTTCGATTGTTGAGTTTGGGCTACCAGACGGAACAGCATAACCAGCAAGGTATTGTGTGTCTGAGTCATAGGGATCATACCACTTGCCAGTGTCAACATTTTCAAAGTGGTGAACAGCATCACGGGAGAATGATACTTTGCGACGAACATATCCAACTGTGCCTGATGTCACGCCGGTCAGCAGATCGTCTTCAGAGATTGTTCCATACACA